TTATCGGTAAAAATAGAGAACATGAAACTAACCTTTATTATAATAGCTTCACACAAAAATCTAGTCTTGCGAGTCGCGCTTCAAGTACTCCAATAGGTTGGTTTAATATGCACAGAAACATAGATAAAAATGATTTTCTAACGTGGCTTAATGTGTTAGAAACTAACGGATATGAGATTGCAATAGGTAATCCTGCACAACGTAGTAGACTCGGTAAATTATACATGGTCAATTATAAAAATGGTGATGCTGTTGTTATTCCATTAAAAGATATACAGATAAAAAGAAAATATAAATTTTATATTAAATTTGTAGGTCAAGGTAGTATAAGACCTGCAAGTAAAAAAGATTATAAAATATTTTATAGTCCTAAAAGATTAAATGAATTTTTAACAAAGAGGAGTGGGAGTGTTTAAACGCGCTCTCTCTTTCTCTCAAAAATAGGAGGTAAAATAAAAATGAACATATCAATAACTAAGAAAGAAAGAGTTCTACTGGAGTACATAATAAAAGATTATTTAGAATCTACAAATGGTACAACTGAAGGATATAGTATGCAGAGAACATCAGCTAAACTGCTTGAAAAAGTAGATCAAGGAGTTTATGATTTCGGATATGATCTGTATAAAGATATTGTAAAAGCACCAAGCTCGATCAGAGGGTATAGTAAAAACGAAGATGAAAGCAAGTTTGAAATAGATGTATGGCTTGCTCTTAGATAAAATAAAATGGATGTGTTTAAACGCACTCTCTATTTTAAAAGGAGGTAAAATAAAAAAATGATTACACGACAACTGTTAATAAAAAAAGTTATGCAAGCTCAATACGATCTCTTAGTAGAGAGACACGGATATAATTTAGCTAACAAGCTAATGCAAATTGGATTTACTGAAGAGTGGGAAGATGCAAAAGAAGAAATATGGCAAACACACGATTTGACAAACGCTGAAAAGTGTGATACAGTTATTATATAAATCAAAAAAAAGAGAGAGGTAAGCAGATATGTTAGTTAGAGTATTCAATCAAGTACAAGACATTTCTCAAGTTGCGGATGAACTTGAAAAAAGGATAGAAGATGCAGACACCGGAAATGATTCAGTATGGCTTTATCCGGATGAAGAAATAATAATCGAAGAAGGAGAAGAAGCAAATGAGCAAAACAATAGATAATGATGAATTTGCGAACTATTGTAGGATCATGTATGATGATAACAGTGTAGAAAGAACGCGACACGGACAGAAACCTTATAATAATTTTGCGCACTACTTTGAAACAAACATGGATTGGTTATACAGAAAATTCAGTACTAAGGAAAAATAAAAATGTAGAGAGAGAGAGAGAGAGAGGAAGATTCCATACTGAGCTATCGACCTTTTTGAGTACTTTGGGCTAGATGAGTTTCTTTCTTTTCTTTCTCTCTTTTTTTAAAAGGGAGATTTGAAAATGAAACATGATCCTCTATTTTATCAACATATTCTTAAAAAGAAGGTGGGTAAATTTCATAGAGATAAAACTAAATATACTAAAGAGCGATTTACATTGAAAGAACTAAACGATAAACTTAAAGATGATGACAAGGAGGGAGGATCTGCGAAATAAAAGAAAATGAGAGGAGATAACATCAAATCGGTTGCTTGAGCATTAGCAAGCATAGTCTAATGCGCCTAGATGAGGGTATAACGCTAAGAGGTGAAGATTCTACGAGTTTGCAATGCCATCGAAAAAATCATCAAGCATACAGGTAGGACTCAGTTAGTCACAGAGTAAAGCTAGAACCTAACGGATGTGGAGTGCATTGTATAATTAAACTTAACGATGATGATGAGGAGCAAGCTAATGAAAACTAAAAATTTATGCTGCATAACTTGTGGTAACAACAATATCAAATGGCAAATGTGGGCAGATGAAAATTATGAAGCGTCAGATCTTGTTGAGGATGGTACTGTTTATTGTTATGATTGTTTTGAAATAACAAAAGCTGTTTTAAAAAAGAAATATCAAAAGGGAATGTTTTGGGGAAGGGAAGCTAATGAAAGTTAAAGAACTCAGAGAACAACTACAAAACCTTGACGGTAACGCAGAAGTAAAATTACGGTGTGATGATGCTGAAGATAACTATTATCTAAGCATTAGAGAACGATTTGATTATATAATTAAACTGGAGCAAGCTAATGAAAATTAAACTAGACTTTACTGATTACGATATAGACAAGCTGTGGTGGGCAGGATGTAAGGCACACCTATACTTACAGCCTGATAGGTACGAGTCAGATACATCAGGTCTAATTGAAAAACTGATAGAGTATGAAAAGAATAATGAAGATCGCTCTATGCTTTGGATAGACGGTAATCACTTAGATGCTATGATTTTGACTAGGTATTACAAAGAAAAATATAAAGCAGATACACATATCTTATGGGATACAACAGACTACGGAGACTATGTCGTGTGGATTAACAGAAGTTTAGAAGATGATACTTTATTTAACTGGAGGAAAGATGATGACACACAGAGATCATAATACACATGAATACAGAAGCACTTGGATCAGAACAAGATTTCCGACTATTCATAGGTTATTACAGGGGCTAAGATTATCAGAAGAAGCGTGGGATGAAGTTTTTAATGAGCTCATCCTTGCAGATGATGTTGAAGAAGGACTTGACTTCTAGATATTTTTATGATATAATATACTTAAAAAGATTTCTTTTAAAAAATAATTATAATTATAATTTCAAAATCTTTATAAGAGAGACATAGGAGGGTTAGACTAACATGAGTTATTATCCAAACGAAGAACTAAAAGAGAAAGTCTATGATGATATCGTAGAAGAATATACAAAGCTGGGATACACGCAGGAACAGATTAGTAATATTGCGGAAGAAATGATTGAAGAATCATACGAAGGTGCTATGGAAGCTAAAGGTTTTGCTGACTACGAAGCATCGGATACATATCTTAAGTCTTGCGTAAAGTCTTTAAACAAGTAAAAAGAGAGGGAGCGATCTTATGAAAACAAATATACCCATTGAGCTTAGTGATGACCAAAGGGATCATTTAAGTAACATATTCCACAATCAGAAATCAGCTAAACTTATTACTCGTAAAGAGCTTAATACTCTAGTGCAACTGATGGTAAATGAACTGCTGAATCAAGATGTGGGTGATTTTAAAGAAGTAACAAATAACATTGTCGAGGAAGGCTATAAATATTACTTCAATGACCAACGTGTAACTGCTAAAGAATGGCAAGGTGGGATACACGCATGGGTAGGAAAAAGAAAAGTAGAGTTGACAAACTAAGAAACGAGGACTATAATATTATATGAGTATACTAATCGTCTCAAGCTATTGGAACGCTACTACTTTTATTAGTCATCTCATAGGTAGTATTCAATCTATCCCGAATAGGTTAGTTTTCACTTGGTTTTTCTAGCGGCTTACAAAAAAACCATTTCCCCTCCCGCTAAAAATTTCTTGACTTTACTAGGCTTTCATGGTATAATCGGCATTATAAACTAACTAATAATAATAAGAGGATATAAAGTAATGAGCAAGCAGATAAAAGAAGTATCAGGCATAGGCTACTTTTTAACAACTGTGCCTAACATTTATGACGAGTTTTCAGTTGAACTTGTTTTAAGCGATGAAGATGCAGATGATTTTGAATCTAGAGGATTTCCTACCATTAATGGAACAGCAGAACAGAAGGATGGATCTCCTAAAACTTCAAAGTGGTACGATGAAAGAGCAATTACCATAAAACGAAAAAGACTTAGAAAAGATGGTACACCTAATGTTGTACCTAAAATGTTTGATAAAAATGGTGAACCAATAGATGTTACAGCACAAAATGGCTCAGAAATGATTGTTAAGTACAAAGAATGGGAAACTGAAAACCAATACGGAAAATTTAAAGGCTTAGATTTTGTGAAAGTTAAAATTACAAATCTAATTGAATGGAATCCTGATAGTGAATATGATGATGACGAATTTTGATAATAATAATATAAGAAGGAGTTTTAAGAAATGACTGAAGAAGTAGAAACACAGAAACCTTTTGTTATTGAGGGTGTACAAATAAATCCTGATGAATTATCAGATCAAGGAAAGTATTTTATTACAAGACTACATGAAATAGCGAATGAAAAGCAAGCCCTTTTAAGAGGAGTGCAAGAAAAAGATATCTTAGATCGAGCATTCCGTAATTCGTTGATTCAAGATTATCAGAAAGATCAAAAAATACAGGAGGAAGAAGAAGAAGAACAGATAAAAGAAGAAGAAAATATTTAAAAAAAGGTTCAGACAAAAGTGGAAGTCTGATTAAACTCATTCCAGCTAGACAGGCAAGTTTGCCATGCTTGAGCGAAACTCGACAGAAAACAAGTGGCAGTTGAGATTGCCTATACCTTAAATCAACGGTCTTATGCACAGAGAGCCTTTACCTAAATTATGAGGAGAAAAAAGAGATGGCAGATCATACCGAATCAAACTGGAGTGAATATAACCTACCTTGTCCTAAGTGTGGTGGTTCTGATCCGGTTTCTAAAAATAAAGATGGTTCAGCACACTGTTTTAGTTGTGATGAACATTTCTCTGACTATGAGAAAGAGGAGGGTGTAGTAGCATCATCGCCTTCAGTAACAAACATGGAAGATCATAAGAATAAGTTTAATGTTTCTACTCAAGGAACATTTCAAGATTTAACAGATCGCAACATAAAAAAACCAACAGCAATAAAGTATGGTGTGAAAGTTAATGACAGAGGAGAACACATTTATCCTTACTATAATGGCAATCAGTTAGTCGCTACCAAGACTAGATATAAAAGGACAGATGGCATATCCAAAAATTTTAGTGTTGCAGGATCTTTTAATGATACAGGTCTTTTTGGTGAGCAGTTATTCAGCAAAGGCGGCAAGTACATTACCTTAGTCGAAGGAGAGTGTGATGCGATGGCTACTTATGAGATGCTTGGCAGTAAAGGTTGGGCAGTCGTATCCATTAAACGTGGTGCTGCAAGTGCAGTCAAAGATGTTAAAGAGAGCTTAGAGTTTTTAGAAAGTTTTGATAATATTGTCATTTGTTTTGATAACGACAAGGCAGGTAAAGCGGCTTCACAAAAGGTTGCTAGGCTTTTCACTCCTAACAAAGCAAAAATAATGTCTTTACCTGAGCAGTTCAACGATCCAAATGAAATGCTCGTTGCCAATAAAGCTAATGTGTTTAATCAGTATTGGTGGGCATCAAAAACATATACTCCTGCCGGAGTCATAAATGTATCTGATTATAAACACAAATTTTTCAACAGAGAGAAAACAAAAAGCATACCTTATCCTTATTCCGGATTAAATAAGAAACTTTATGGGCTTCGACAAGGAGAACTCATTACCTTGACAGGAGGTACAGGTTTGGGAAAGAGTAGTGTCACTAGAGAACTAGAACACTGGCTCATAAAAGAAACAACAGATAACGTAGGTATCATAGCCTTAGAGGAAGATCCAAACAGAACCATTAGTGGTATCTTATCTATCGAAGCTAACGCTAGACTTTACATAGACCAAGAACTTGAGAGATTTTCAAAAGAGGAACTTGATAAATACTTTAATATTCTCTATACCGGAGACAATGAAAATAGAGTATGGATTCATGCGCACTTCGGTACAAACTCCATTGATGAGATATTCTCTAAGTTAAGATACATGATTGTAGGTTGTGGTTGTAGATGGGTAGTTATAGATCACTTGCATATGCTAGTCAGTGCCGTACATGACGGAGATGAAAGAAAAGCGATTGATTCTATAATGACAAAACTACGATCAATATGTGAAGAAACAGGCGCAGGACTTATCTTAGTATCTCATCTCAGACGAGTTGACGGCAACAAAGGACATGAGAATGGTATACAAGTTAGTCTCAGTCACTTGAGAGGAAGTCAAAGTATAGCTCAGTTAAGTGATTGCGTCATTGCATTGGAACGTAATCAACAAGCAGATGATCCTGAAGAATCGAATACGACAGTACTAAGAGTATTGAAATCAAGATACACAGGAGATGTTGGCTTGGCAGGGAGACTTTTGTACGACAGAGAGACAGGTCGTTTAAACGAAGTCATCGAAGACTACGAAGAAGATGGTAGTGATATAGAATTTGATGACTATGCGTAGCTTAGTATTTGATATAGAAACAGATGATTTAAAAGCTACTAAAGTGTGGTGCATTGTGGCTCAAGACCTTGATTCTAATGAAATTTTCAGATTCGCTCCTCATCAATTAGAGTCAGGTCTTGAGTTGCTTCAGTCAGCAGATAGATTAATTGGACATAACATAATAGGTTTTGACATACCTGTAATAAAAAAATTATTAGGTGTCGATTTATCAAATAAGATAATAGTAGATACTTTAGTACTATCACGTCTATTTAATCCATCAAGACAAGGCGGACACGGCTTGGAAATGTGGGGATTTAAGGTAGGATATTCTAAGATAGAATTTGA